CGAAAACGACACACTGCGCCAGCGGCTGATCGACGAATACCGGGCGGCGGGGATAACCGAGGTCAACGGAACGCCGATAGAGCAATTCGTCAAAGTGAGCAAAATAATCGGAACGTAGGGGGATAAATGGCATGGACAACAAAAAGGTCTACGCGGTAAAAATGGCGGGAGATGACGATTATTCGACAATCGCCATGCGCTGCGAGTACCGGGACACCGAGGGATTCACCGGGCTATGTTTTCTCACGCCACCGGACAGAGGCCACATGATACCCGGAGCGGTCATACAGGACACGCGCCGAGGCTTTAAACACCAGTCCACGGGCTACGCCCCCGGCTGGTGGACATACGAGGCCCTGACGGTAAAAAACTTCAGGGCGCGGCACTGGCGGCTCGTAATCGGCGGCGCGGAGATCGCCCGGAGCGTACAGAGCGACGAGGAACTGCACGACTGGTTCAACCGCGAGTTCCCTGCCTAAATCGACAACTAAATACAACACAGCGCAGAACGGCCATAAAGGGCCGTTTTTTGCGTTCCTGAGAGGGGGTATACCCGTGGGAGGGGCTAAGACATTCAGCGCGACACAGGCAACGTGTGGGGCGCAGGGCGGCATAACCAAGCACAAGCTGACGGTGATGAAGTCCGACGACGACCGCCGCCTCGTTTTCGGATGGGCGAGTGTGGCCGTCCGCGTGACGGGCGAGGTAATAGAGGATTCGCAGGAGGATGTGATCGACATCGCGGAATTGGAGCAAGCCGCTTACAACTACGTCGCCGATTTCGGGACAGCCGGAGAGATGCACGAGCGCGGGGGCGTGGGGCTGCTGATCGAGAGCGCGGTGTTCACGAAAGAAAAGGCGGCGGCTCTGGGAATCCCGGACGGCCACATGCCGGAGGGGTGGTGGGTAGGGTTCCGCATAGACGACGATGAGGTCTGGCAAAAGATAAAGGACGGCACATACAGCATGTTTTCTATCGAGGGGACGGCGACCCGCGAACAAATAGAGTAAGGGAGGTAAAGGCATTGATTTCACTGATAAGCACAACGCGGGGCAGGTTCGGGAACAAGGAAACCGTGACCGAGGAATACAGGGGGCTTTCCACGGACACCAAACCTGACCGGCCCGCAGACCGCAACGGCTCCGTTTTCTACGAGATGGACACCCAAGAGGCGTTCATGTTCAACGGCGAGACGCTGGCGTGGGAACTGCAGTAAGGGGGAGGGATAAACGATATGGCTTGGGACTTTTCATTTGCAAGCTGGATACGCAAAAAGGCGCGGATATACACCGACAGCGTAGCCCTCCACGGAGTACCCGTCAACTACCCGCAGGTCGACCCGACAACGCAGCACTGGCGCATATTCGACCCGACGATCCCCGGCTGGATAGACACGGGGATTGTAGCGAGGGGCGCAAGCCCCAGAATAAACCTCGGCACAGGGACATGGGAGGTTTGGAACGACGCGACGGCGCAATACGTGGACAGCACCGTAAAGGCGCAGGGGCCGCAGGGCGAAACACCGGAATTCAGGACACAGGGCAACGTCCTGCAGTATAGGTTCGCAACCATACAGCCGACCGCATGGACGGATTTATACACGTTCATCCCCCCGGTATACGAGCATAACCAGACGGCCCCCGCCACCGTCTGGATGATCCAGCATAACCTCGGCGGCGCACCCATAACCGCGTTCACGGTAGACGATGCCGGGGAGCAGATCGTGGGGCAGGTAGACACGCAAACGTCTACAAGTAACTTGCTTGTTTTGCGCTTCAGCGAACCGCTGACGGGCAGGGCATACGTCAAACTATAACAAAAATAAGGAGGCTACCAAAATGTCAGGAATTAGAACATACCACCAAACCGACCTGCGCGTCCCGCCTACGGAGAGCAACCACCTCGTAAGGCAGAAGGACATGATCGAGTACGTCGCGGGCTTGACGAAACAGCCGGTGCGCGTCGCGCTGACCGCGCCGTTTGTAGGAGCGTACAACGCGACGGCCATGACGCTGACGCAAGCGACCCCCGGCGAACTGGTGGTGGATGGCGTAACGCTTGCGTTGAACGACCGTAAGCTGGTAACGGCGCAGCCAGACCTCACGCAGAACGGCATATACATCGTAACGACGCTGGGCGACACCACCACGGCGGCGGTACTGACCCGCGCCGACGACTTCAACAGTTCGGTGGATATTATCAACGGCATCATCGTCCCCGTTTCGGAGGGCGACAGCTACGGAGGATCGCGCTGGAAGCTGACGGCGGCGACCATACCGGCAGAACTCGACGTGACGAATTTGATATTCACCGAGGAAATCGTCGATTTTACGAAAGTGGTAGAGATGACCTTCCCCATCGTAGGCGACGACACGAAGGAACTATTCGAGTTTGAGCATAACCTCGGCAGCCTGAACGTGACGCACGAAATCCGCGACGACGCGACCGGCGAAACCATAGTCGCGCTGTTCAGGCGAACTAGCATAAACGACGTTGAGGTCGAGTTTGGCATACCCCTCGCGGCAGGCGACAATTTCACGTTGATAATCCGCGCCGAGGTAGACCCGGCATAACAAAACAGCGGGGGATATGGCGAACGCCATAGGCAACTCCACCTATCCCCCGGCTACAGGGAGGAAAACACGATGGCAGGAATCAAATACACCAACCAGATAAACATGACCGTGCCGCCGACCGAGGATAACCACCTGATCCGCAGGCAAGACCTCGGAGCCGGGGAGTTCCTAAACAGCGAGGACTACGACAAGCTGAACATCGACCCGGTCACGAAACACGCCTTTATAAACGGATTCGGCGGGAGCATAAACGACTTGAACACACCCGCGCCGACGAACGGCGGCGGCGTAACCGTGACCATAATAAACGGCAATTCAGCAAACGCGCCGCTGACGATGGGCGGGGTATTGATTGAGCAGACGAACAGCACCGGGCTATACCGTTTTCAAATGGCGTGTTTTCAAGGCTCGGCGACGACAAACGCCAGAGTATTCACCCGGAACAACTCCAACGGCGTATGGGGCGATTGGGTAGAAACGGCAACACAGGAGTGGGCGATTGGCAAAGTCGCGACCATTATGAACCCATCGGATGAATCCGTGCTTGATTACGCCGACACATTCCCGACAGGGCTTCACCTATTTGTAAACTCAAGCGTGACAGGGCTTGACACCCCACTCCCCGCAAGCGGATTCAGATACATTCTATACAAACATTCCTCGACGCTAGGGACTTTGCTGGCATTTACAACACCATCGAACGGGACAGTCAATAGAGCATTTTTCAATTCGAGGAACAGCGCAGGGTGGATTGGATGGCAGGAGTTCGCGACGCGGGATTGGACAGCGGCGAATTTTCAAGCGTTCCAGTATGTAGGCTCATCGGAGATAGCGACATACGATTCTTTAGCGGATTTCATCATGGCAAAGTCGCCGGGGAAATATTTTTCAAACGCATGGAACGGAAGCTGGACAGACAACCCAACGACGTTTAGCACGTTTACTAACGGTTGGATAGAAATAGTTGGCGCGGAGAATAACTGGCAAGATGTGGAGGTATCGACAAACGTAGGAACAGGCATAAGACGCGCATGGCGGCGATTCAACAAAGCCAGCGGTGGTAATTGGGGGCCTGAATCGTGGACGGAGAGCGCGACGCAGAATTGGGCGATGAATAAGGCGGCGATAAGATTACCGCAGGGAACAGATTTCAATAATGTACGGGCGGGGAATTGGTACGTCAATAACGCGACAGACGCGGCGACGATGTTGAATTTACCAGTCAGTAACATGGCGGGTATTCTTTCCGTTATAGCAGTTGACGCGGACACAGGCGCGGCAAGGCGACAAATCTACAGCACGTTTAGCGGTTCAGCCGTATACATTAGGGGCTATAGTGGTTCGCCTTTGGCTTGGAGCGCGTGGGTAAAAGTTTATTCCTCAACGATAGAAACGACCACAGTTTCTTTCAAAGGGGCTAACTTGACACTCAGAAAAAGCAACGGTGTAGTGATAATGCCAAACGCAGAACGCAATGGGATAAGTTTTACTGCAAACGAAATAGCATTTACATTGCCTGTCGGATGGCGTCCATATAGTACCACAGGCATAGTTGCAGTAAGTTTGGGCGGTGGAAATAATTTTACGCTTTCGGTTAACACTAACGGACAAGTCGTTTGTGCAACGGCACAACCACAAAATCATATAGCGACAGGCAGCGCATCCTGGCACGCCGTAGAGTAACCAACACCAAACCCTAACCGCCGCAGGGCGGTATTTTTACGAGCGCATATAACGCAGCACCGGCGCGGCAGGGACGCGCTTTTTTAATGCCCGGAAACGGGGAGAAAGGAGGGACACGACAGAATCATGGCAACAAAACTAAAAGACCTAAAGATCACCAGTACCGACCTCGTCGAACAGGGGGCAAACCCAGACGCTCATATACGCCTTTTTAAGCGGAGGGACGCGCCCGAGGCAGACCCGCCACCCGAAACGCTTCTGCAGAAAGCCATCGCCGCGCTACAGGCAGTGTTCGGGAAACACAATCATGCGGACAATGATTCATCTGTGGCAAAGGACGCTAAGACCTTCGACGAGGAAATGGAGCGGGAGCGGCTACGGAGGGTGAGCTGCCAGATGTGGGATTTTTGCTACGCGCTTTCGGACAGCCTATCGTCCATCATATTTGACGGCGAGAAAAGCGAGGACGACAAGCGGGGCATGATGAACACCAGCCTTGACGAATTCGCCGAAACCCTGAGAAACGCGATACCCATGTGGGCGGCGGGCGACAAGGTAGAGATCGAGGGCGACGGCAACGTCGTGGCGAAATCAGCGGCGCAGCAGGCGGCGATGGACGAACTGCTGGGGAGGTACGCAAAAGCCGAGGGTGACGGCGAGGGCGACGACCCGGAGGAAGATGACGACGGCCAAGACGACCCGGAGGACGGAGACGTGGCAGCCGGGAAAGGCAACAACACCAAAAAATCGGCCACAGGCCAACAAAAGGAGGAAACGGACACAATGAAAATCGACAAGAGCAAAATGACCCCCGAGGAACTGGCCTCGCTTGAAGCCATAGAAAAGAAATATGGCGTGGCGGAGCCGGATGGGACACCGCCAGCGGCCACCGGTGACGGTGACGTGGCAAAGGGGGGCGCGGAGGCCACCCCACCGGCAGAGGGCGCGGACACAGCCCCGGCACTTCACCCCGAGGTCAAGAAAGCCCTCGAAACCAACGCGACGCTGACGGCGCAGGTGGAGGAATTGAAAAAGAGCCTCGAAATCAAAGACCTGACCGCCGTGGCGAAAAAGTACGAGATTATCGGCAAAAAGGCCGACGAACTCGCGCCCAAGCTATACGACCTGAAAAAAGCGGGCGGCACGGCCTACGACGACTTTGTAGGGCTGCTCGACGAACAGGTGACGCTGGTCGAAAAGGGCGGCCTGTTCGCGGAGATCGGGACGGCCCGCAGCGGCGTAGCGGGTACGGATGCCGAACTCGGCATCAAGGCCGCCGAGGTACGGAAGAACAACGCGGACATGACCTCCCCGGAGGCCGTGGTCAAGGCGTTTGAGGAAAACCCCGAACTGGCCGCGCAGTACGAGGCTGAATACTACAAAGGGAGGGCAAGATAATGGCTAACGGACTAACACCGGGCGTGATCGGGCCGCTTGAGTGGCTCAACAGTTTTATAAACCAGTCGCCCACGATACAGGAAAAGGCGGGGGCGCAGATCGACAACCCCGCGCATTTGGCCGTCATGTACGACACGGACGGCAACGTCGTCCCTGCCACCAGCGGCGACAAGGCAATCGGAACCATTCTCAGCAGCAGCCTTGACCCGATAGCGGAGGGCGCACCCGTACACATACTGATCAAGTATATCGGGCTGGCACAGGCGGGGGCCGCAATCGCTAAAGGCGACTTCGTGACCATCAACGCGACCGGCCAAGCGATACCGGCCACCAGCGGCGCGTTCATATTCGGGAGGGCGTTCACCGCCGCGACGGATGTCGGCCAAGCCGTACAGGTGCAGATCAACCAGATGGGCTTCATGGCCTAAATAAGAAAACAGGAGGAAAGAACGATGAGTTTAACACCCGAACAAATCGCGGCAAACATCGCAAAAGGCGTTTTCAAGCCGCACATATACCTGACGAACCTCGCCCTCGCCTATTTCCAGATGCCGGGGGTATGGGTATCGAGGGCATTATTCCCGATAGTACCCGTCCCGCTTTCCACGGCGCGGTTTTTCGAGTTTGACCGTGGCGACCTCGCCCGCGACAACGTAAACCGCAAGCCGGAATTCGGCCAAGTGGCCCCGGCGATATTCGGAAAGCGCGACCACATCTACCGCTGCGAGGTAGATCAGGTGATCACCGGCATAGACCAGATTTCCAGCCTCGACTTTGCGCGGATAAACGCCCCCGGCGTGATCGACCCGCGCAGGGCTAAAGTGCGGTTCATAGCGGAGCAGATGAACATACACCTCGACAGGGTATGGGCAGAGAAGTATTTCAACCCCGATTCATGGGCCAACGTGTGGGAAGGCACGGACACCACGCCGGACATCGCCCTAAACGAGTTTTACCACTTCGACAACGACAACTCCGACCCGGTGCGGTTTTTCAATATCCTATCGACGATCATGCTACAGGCAGGGCTACGGGAGCCGAACAAAATATGCATGGGCGTGAACGTATTCGGGGCATTGCAGACCAACCACACCATACTGGAGCGCATAAAGTATCAGGGCAGCGAGGCGAACCCGGCGGCGGTGACCGCCAACGTACTGGCGCAGCTATTCAAGGTCGACGAGATCGTTGTGGCAAAGAGCGTGATCAACCGCGCACCCGTAGGCATGCCGGACGACCTCGAATTCATATGCGACCCGAACAGCCTACTGCTGACCTACACCACCAACGCACCGTCCATAGAGGAACCCAGCGCGGGTTACACCTTCGCATGGGATATGCTCGGAAACGGCCAATACATGGCGGTGCAGCAGTACCTCGGGGAACCGGCAACGCACACCGAGTTTGTAGAGGGGCTGCTTTGCACGTCGCCACAGGTAACGAGCAAAGACCTCGGCGTGTTCCTGAAGAACGCGGTCAGCCCGGATTATGTACCCCAGCCATAAGAATAGGAGGAAACGGGCATGGATAGTTTTATAGCGACAAAGCCCGTGCGGTTCGATAAGAATTACGCGGTCGGAGAGGCGATCCCCGATGCCGTCATACACCCCAAAAACGTGAAGCGGCTGATTGATCAGGGCAAAATACAGCGCATACCGGCACAGGGCGATTTGTTCAACAGCCCGGAGATCGAGGACATACTCGGATTCATCGAGGCCGTCCTCGATATCGACCACGGAGCGGAACCGCCAGAGGTCGAAGCGCGGGCAGAGGCAATCAAAACCCGCATCGCCGAACTAACGGAACTGGCCGAAAAGGTGAAAGCCGCGACGCTTGACCCGCAGTTTCAGGCGATAACGGAGTGGAATGAGGCGGAAACCCCGGAGGACGGGCCAGACGGCCCCGGAGACGGGGAGCCTGACGCACCAGAAACGCCGCAGGCCGACGCAGGGGGCGAGGGAGGTACTGACACACTGACCGACCCGGAGAACGCGCAGGACGGGCAGCGTGACGCGCCTGTGGGCGACGCTGGCGCGGCAGCTATACCCGCCAACGTGAAGATGGCGAGCATGACGACCCAGACAGGCGACGGGGAGCAGCCGCAGGGCGACCCACCGGAGGAACCGGAGGGCGAAAACTGCGAGTGCGTAGACAAAGCCGGATACCCTGACGCGACATGCCCCGTTTGCGGGCGCATAATGGGTTCAAAAGGCGCGTTGACGAACCACATGAGGAAAGAACACCCAGACTATAACAAGTAGGAGGTACGGGCTTAATGAACTACAGCTACGACCCCACCAAGATCAAGCAGCGCGGTAAAGACCAACTGCGCTTTGAATTGGGCGACACTAACGTCGGCGGGGGCGCGGAAACCTGCGCCCTTTCCGATGAGGAATACGAGGCCCTGCTCGAAGGGCTGAGAACCGACAGCAAAGTAGCGTGGCTATTTGTGAAGCTGACCGTACTCGAAGGGATAATGTTCAAGCTATCCTACATGGTAGACACGAAAATAGACGTGCTATCATACGCGCTGGGCCAGAGGGCCGAGCAATGGCAAAAGCTATATGAGCAGATGCGGCAGCAGTATATAGCCAATATGAACGTCCCGACGATGGACGACCGGGCGGCCAGAAAGCCGCCTTATTTCCACACGGGCATGGACGACAACAAACGCGCCATGCTACTACGACACTGGCCGTATAGACGGTTTCCGACGTAGGGGGGTGTGCGCCATTTTCACCGGAAACGTAATGCTGATGCCGGGGCAGGAACTGCGGGAGTTTACCGTAAGCCGACCGGAAACGAGAGGAACCGAGAACGGGCGCGAGGGCCTGACGAACAGCTTTCAGCCGATAGGCAAGGTCAGGGCAATCCTCGCACAAGCCAAGCCGGAGGAAATACAGCGATGGCGGCAGCTAAACCACCCGATAACCCACAAGATAATCATGCAGGGGAAGCCGCCTTTCGAGATCAGGCCCGGAGATACGTTCGAGCGGGACGGGCTGCGATACTACCACCAGATGACCCCATACGACGTGGGCGACATAGGCCATTGGACGATATTCTACTGCGACGAAAGGACTGACGTGACATGAGCAGCGCAAAGGCAAGCGGTCAGACGCATGAACAGGCGTGGGGCAAAGCGTCGCAGGTGATAGGCAAGACGATCCAAACGACGCTAAAGGGGCTGGAGCAGGAGGTCGCAAGCCGGACATACAGCCCCAGCAACGAACTCCGGACGGCCTCTCTCCACGTATTGATCGGCAAGCGGAGCGGCAGGGTTTACAAGCTGCCCGGAACCTACGGAAGTCGAATGAGTAAAGCGACAAAAGGGATGCTGAAAGACTACGGTCACAAACTACGCGGAGGGCAACTATA